ATTAATTTCAAGCAAAAATTTATCTACTATTTTTAGACTGAATAGAATTATTTCAAAAAGAATGCTAAGAGCTTCGGCGAAATTAAATGATATAAAAGAAACTATGAAATTATATTTTATCTACAATGAAAATACGACTATCACAAATGATAAGAAAAATTTTCAATATATTGTTGATTTTCATTCAGAAAGAGTTGACAAAGAATATCTAAATTACTGGTTGGACTTGATTTATGAAGTAATTCCTGCTTGGTATGAAATTAAAATTATATATTAATTTTATTGTCAGTCATGACTGATAATAAAATGGAAAGGTATGAAGTGAAAAAAGCTATTAAAGATTTAGTAAAAAACATAAACGAAACTACTCATATTCCAATTGTTACAGAAGATGATATTTTTGAGTTATTTCAGCTCGATTCTATTGCTGACTTAAGAAAAGTTTCAAGAAACTTCCTAAAATTATCAAAAATTTTAGATTATTTTTCTACAGCAACAGAAATAGCTACATCGGAAAAAGAAGGAATAGTTAAATTTGGAATAGAAAACGGAAATGCAGTTGATGTAAAAGACTGGATTAAAGGGATAGGCGGAGTTATCGGCGGATATGTCTCTAAAGTAAGTAATAAAGAGGCTGGGAAATGGTATTTGAATGATTTAACAGATGGAAAAATCTATAAATGTATACAAAATCATACAAGTACAAGTTTTGACACAACAAAATATTTAGATATTTCCAATTATGGACTTTCGGATAAATTGGAAAATTTATACAAAGTTCAGCAAGCAAAACTTTACGTGCATGCGGAAGCAATAGGGCAAGGCAGAACTACATGTAATATTGTAGAAAAAGTTGGAAGTATAGTAACTATAATATTTGACAGTGGGAATGCTCTAAGAAATATCAATGATAACACTGTAATTTTCCAAATCCCTGACGGTTTTAAGCCAAAAACTTTCCTTTCGGTTAACGCTTCACAATATAACACTTCGAACGGAACGGTATATATTGAACCTAGTGGAATTGGAAAATGGAAAGGTGCAACAGTCAATTCGGCTAGTATTATTTTTTCAGTTAGTTATATTGTTTAAGCTAATATTTAGCTAAGTAATTTTAAAACCCAATTGCCTGCCAACGAACTCCTGTTGTTCTAAGTTCGCCAGAACTGTCACGACCATAAGCTTTAAATTTTGCCTCATCCAATGGGGCAGCTCCAGTTCTGTGAGCACCACCACCTGTATCCGATGTAATAATTTGATAATTTCTGTTTTTAAAACTCGTAGGTAGATTCACAATTGCGTCACCATTTTGGATTACTGATTCTCCCCATTGGATTATCAAACCAAAATGGAATTTCACCCAACCGTTTCCAAATGTGAATAAATTTTCCAATTTACACACATAAGCTATACTTAAAAATAAAAGTATAGGAGTGATACAAATGAAAAAAAATTGGGAAATCTACAAGGAATATCTGAATAGTTGCATTGCAAGAAATGAGGCAGTAAAAAATACAACATATAGAACATATATGAATAGTATGAAATTGTTCATTGAGTATTTGAAAAAATACGAAGGTGATAGGTATTTATTAAATAAAGATACTTTAAAGAGTACTGTAAGCATAATGGAAAAATACATAAGACACTGTAGGGAGAAGCTTAATAATAATGCCCGGACTATCAACAATAAAATAACGGCTATATCAAGTTTTTATATATGGGCTGTTAAAAGAGGGTTGATAGAAGTGCATCCATTTCGTGACAAACTGGACAGAATAAAAGTTACAGATTTGGAAAAAAGAAGAAAAAGTTACTATTTAAGTAACAAAGAAATAGTGGAAATACAAGTAAAAATGAAATTATCTGAAAAATATGATTTACAAGATCAGATAATATTCAATTTAATAATTGATACAGCTTGTAGAATTAGCGCATTACAGTCAATAAAATTAGAAAATATTGACTTAGAGAACGGAATAATAAGTGGAATAATAGAAAAGGAACAAAAAATAGTTGAATTTGCAGTATTCAAAGAAACGATAACATTAATAAAGGAATGGTTAAAATGTAGAAATGACAATATAGAGTATTTATTAATCACTAAATACAATGGAGTATTTAAACAAATGAGTAAAGGCACTATAAGAGATAGAGTGCGACATATAGGAAAACTCGTAGGAATAGATAATTTATATCCGCATTCACTTAGAAAAACGAGCATTAATTTATTAGCAGAAGTCGGTGGAATTGATTTAGCAAGTGAATTTGCCAATCATTCAGGAATAGATGTTACAAAAAAACATTATATTAGAAAGTCTACTGCAGCAGAAAAAAAGTCAAAATTACTTGAAATGAGAAAGAAAATCGGATTTTAAAATAAAAGAAAGGAGAATAAAAAATGGAAGAATTTAGAATATATTTATATGATAAAAATGGAAATTTAATAGGAATATACCTTGCACCATCAAAGGAAGAGTTTGAAACTGATAAATTAAAATATTGTAGCGAATACATTGAGGGAGAAACTTATATTTCTTATGTTGAAATCAATAATGCAATAATTGATAACGGAGTTATCAGAGAAATGAAAACTTCTGAAAAAATAAAAACTGGACATATAACTCTTTCAGATGGCCAATATTTGGAAAATGAAGAAATAAAAACTGTTGAAAAACCAAATGAATACAGTGCTTGGGATAAAGAAAATAACAAATGGATTGAAGATAAAGCAGAAAAACTTAAATATCTAAAGGAATTAAGATATCAAAAACAACAAGAATTTGTTAAATATAAAAAAGAGCTAGAAGAAAAAGAAGAGGAAAAAACAGAATTTGAAAGCTTAGCCTTTGATGTCACTGAAACAGAAGAAAGAATAATTGAAATAAAAGCAGAAATGGATTTAATAAAAACAGAAATAGCAAAATTAACAAAGGACATAAAAAAAATTGAAAAGGAAGTGGTATAAATGAACCGATTTGATAAAATTTTTAGCTTTATGTTGGCTGTCGAGGGTGGTTATACTAACGATAAGCATGATAAAGGAGGAGAAACAACATGGGGAGTCACTAAAGATGAAGCAAGAAGAAACGGATATTATGGTTCTATGAAGAATTTGACAAAGGATTTTGCAAAAAAAATACTTGAAAAAGGTTATTATCTGAAACATGATTTAAATGAAGTAAAAAACGATAAGGTCGCACTTTCAATATGTGATTGGAGTTTTAATTCGGGAAGATGGGCAACTAAAAAGGCACAAGTAACATTAAATAACTATTTTGGGTATGATTTGGTTGTAGATGGTATTTTTGGAAGCAAAACTATAAAGGCGTTAAATGAAGTAGAAGAGCAGGGAAAATCTGAAGAATTTTTGAAAAATTATCATAATTTGCAAAGAAAATTTTATCACTCTGTTGCGGAATACAATCCAACACAATCAGATTTTTTGAAAGGGTGGTTGAATAGAGTCGATAAAAAAGAGAAATATTTAAAGGAGATGTTTTAAAATGAGTAAAGTGATATTGAACATTGGACATGGTGGGGTAAGAAAAGATCCTGGGGCATGTGGGAACGGATTTGAGGAGCATGAGTGGAATAAAGACTTTGTAAACAACTACATTGTTCCTGAATGTGAGCAACAAGGTTTAAATTATTCTATAGTAAATCAAGAATATTATTCTGAATTGCCTTATAAAATCAACAAAAAGGCAGAAAAAGGAGATATTACTTTATCTTTTCACTTAAACGCAGCAGATGAAACAGCACATGGGTCAGAAATGCTGTACTGGCATGATTCTAAAAAAAGTAAAGAATTAGCCGAATATATGCAGGAGGCAAATGCTGAAGCAACGCATTTAAGAAACAGAGGAATAAAGGCACGTGTCAAAGGAGACAGAGGCTGGACGTTGCTTTATAAAACAACAACTCCATGTATTATTATAGAAAGCGGATTTATAACAAATTCAGAAGACATGAAAACACTAGAGGAAACAAAAAAGCTGTTAGCAAAATACTATGTTGCTGCAGTAAAAAATTATTTTAAAGGAGAGATGTAAAATGAACATACTGACAAATATATTAAATCAATTTGGAGCAAACTTAACGAATTTAGTGGCAGTAGCATTAGCTGGACTGATAGCAAGAGGATTATCTTTAATTGTAATTAATGGGTATAAATATTTGCTTAAAAGAAAAATATCTAAATATGTAATTAAGTTTATTCCACAGGGAATAGCTTACGGAGACATGCTGAAAGGCATAAAGCCAAACCATGAAAGACTGGTTCAGGCTGTTCTAACTGTTCAAAATAGAGTTCTGAAAATGTTCCCTGAAAAACAGAGACCTACAATAGATAAATTAATAGATGAAAATGCTATTGCAAGAGAGATTGAAAGAAAGCTGAATGAGGACAAGCAGGAGGGTTTAGCAAAGCCGACAGCAGTGGAAGAATAAAAGCTACTGTCGGAGAGAAAATAGAAAAAGTAACTGAACAAGCTACGGAAAAAGCAATTGATAAGGTGATTGAAAAGGTAGTGGAGAGTGGAAAGCTCTCTGCTACTGACAATAATAAACTGAATTTCAATGTAATTGATTATAAGCGTGACTACAGTCGCAGTAATATATATGCTGATATAAATTATCGGGATAATTTCAGAGGAGACAGAGAATTGCTTGCCAGAGCTGGATTTATTTACTATTTTGAAAGAAAGTAGGAATAGCAATGCAGTTAAAGGAGCTTATGCTGTACATAGAAAATCATGGGATATCAATAGTATTCATGTGTTTAACAATAATAATTCTCTATCGCTCTGTAGTGCCTTTTATGAAAGAAGCACTTGAAACACAGAAAGAAATGAAGAAATTTATGCAGAGTATGAACATGAACACTATGAGAGGTAAAGGCTTGGAAATGGTATTAAATTTTACAAGTCAGGGACTAAGATGGAGCTTACAAAAAAGAATAATACAGTATATAATAGACAATAATATCAGCCTCAACTGGGTAATTATTTTAAAAGAAATAGATCTAAAAATTGAGGAAAAGAAACATGAAATATATTCAGATTTAAGAGATATAATTGACAAGGCTGTATTAAAAGTATTCATGACAATTTTAGATGAAGAACTTACTGAAACTAAAAATCTTATAATTGCCTTGCTTGAAGACTTAAAAGAGCATGGCAAACATGATAAATCACTCTATGTAACGGCAGAAAGAAGTGTAGAAACACATTTTGAACATTTTGAAAATAGGATGTATAATAAAATAAAAGACTTGCTAAATTAGGGAAAAAATCCCTAATTTTTTATAAAAGTATAAAAATTAAAATAATATATAAATAACTGTAGTTATTTTATAAAAAATATATCTTTTCAATATATTGACAACTCTGTACTTATTGGCACATATCATATTGCACAATTACATTAAAATTATTTAATTTTATTCAAAGAATAAATAAGTTGAAATAATTTGGAAATACGGATATACTAAAAATGTAAAAAATCAGCTTACTAAATTGCCGTTTAATAAGCTGATTAAAATCTTGTTAAATAGAAGATTTTGTTTTTTATGTTCTTAATAAATTATAACAAAATAACTTCTATTTTTCAAGAAATTTTGAAAAATGGGAGGTACATATGAGAGCAATTTCTTTTGATGAAGCGAAAAAAATAGCTAGAATAGCTGGGACAATTCTTGAAAAAGAATATCATGCCACTAATGATTTAGCTAAATCATTAGCAGCATCTGCTTTAAAATGCTTTGGTGATAGAGGAATTCCAAGTGCAGAAATTATAGAAATAGCTATAATGATAAAAACTGCTGGAACAAAAGTTTATTTCAAAAATGAAGTAATATTAGCTGAAGCAGTACTTAATTGTTATTATATCAATTAAGTATGAGAAGAGCTTTTTATGAATTATTTTTAAATCTTAAATATAAGATGAGAAAAGTTCATATTTAGCTCTTTTTTATATATCATTTGAAAAAATAACTTGATTTTTTCAAAAAGTGTGTTATAATATTGGCATGAAAGGAGATATTTTTTTGACAGAAAAAAAGAATAGTATAGAAAAAAGTAAGCCCTGCTGGCTAGAGCAAGGCTTAGGTTCTTATAAAAAGTTCGAAAATTGTTATAATCTTCGTATATAGATTATAACAGAAGCTTTAAGAAAAAACAAGAAGTGGAGTGATCTATATGGAAAAAATAACAAAAGAAGATTTTGTTGAAGTAAAAGAAAATACATTTTCAAAAGCAATAAAACAAGTTGTTGAAATACTTAAAATTAAAAGTAAAATACAAAATTTTAGATTTTTAGCTCATAAAAATTATTTAGTTGTAGTTTCAGCAGAATTTAGAATGAATTTTGTATTTGATAAATATGAGGGAGAGTATTATGTAAAAGAACTTAGTTAGCTTTTGAAATTATAGGAGAAAAAATGGTTGAAGAGCATAAGAAAAAAGGTGGAAGAAGAGCTAATTCAGGAAGAAAACAGTTAAGTGATAAAGATAAAAGAATAAAAACATTTACTATTACGCTTACTGAAAAAGAAAGAGAATATGCAGTTGAAAAAATTGAGAAATATAAAAAATCAAAAAATTTGAAATCAAGAACAGAAGCTTTTCTGAAATTAATGGAAGAGCTTTAAAATCTTTATTTATTTTTATTATAATTATTAATATTATTAAGTAGAAGAAAACTCAATAATATCAGTAAATTGAAAAAAGGAATTACGAAAAATTTGGAGACAACTACGAAAAATTTAGAAAAAACTGCGAAAGATTTAGAATTTAACTGCGAAGAATTTGGAAAGTGCGAAACATTCGGAAGAATTAGCGGAGATATTGGAAATATTAGATTAAAATCTTAAGAGAAATAGAACTGCGAAGAATTTGGAAAAACTACGAAAAATTCGGAGCTTTGAAAAATAAGAGCTTAAATTCTAGTAATAAAACTGCGAAGAATTTGGAAATATGGAAAAAGCTATAATTACGAAAGATTTGGAAAAATAATTGCAATAAATCTGGAGAGTGCAAAAATACTACTTTGAATTGAAGCAATTAAAGTACGAAGAATTCGGAGCAAGAAAAATGGAGAATAATGATGAAAAATAAAAAAGAAATGGTAACTTATCAGAACGAATTTGTAGATAAGTTTGTACTGGATTATAAGCAGAAGGAATTAGATCTGTTCTTTGCGATTATATTTCAGATGCAAAGAAATTCAAAAATAATAGAATTTCAAAAAGAAGATATAAAAAAATCAATAAAAACGAGCAATCTTACATCTGAAGATTTTACTAACTTGATAAAAAGTTTATCAAGACAATCAATCAGATATAAGACAATGGAACAAATAATTGATGAAGAAACAGGAAAAATTCTGGCTAATCCTGGAGCATTTGTTACTATCAATTTCTTTGATATGCTAATTGAAGAGGACGATAAAGTGACAATAAAAATAAAAAAGGAATTTCAAAAGTATTTCTTTGAAATTCAGGAAAATTTAGGATTTTCGAAACATGAGCTTCAGGATCTGATAAAACTGTCTTCGAGATATGAAAAATTACTTTTCATTCTACTGAACAGATGGAAAACTTTTAATAGAGTATTTTCAACAGATTTTGAAGAATTTAAAATTAAAATGAATATTCCGAAGAGTTATAAAAACAATGATGTTAAGCGTATGATTGAAAAAGCTAAGGCAAATATAGAAAAAAATACAAAAATAAAATTTGAATTTGAATTTATAAAAAAAGGAAGAAAAGTAGAGAAGATAAATTTCTATATTTCAAATGCTTTAAGAGAGATGCTCATAAAAGCAAAAGACGAGAATACAAAAGAAATTGAAAGAAGAGTGCTATTGGCAGGATTGAGAGCAAATGACATCGATGTAGAAAATCTTGACTCTATAGATATTGATGAATTTTAAGGAGAAAATATGAAAAAAATAGCAATTGCAAATAATAAAGGTGGAGTAGGGAAAACCACAACAGTGTTTAATCTGGCTCACTATTATGCAAAAAAAGGCATGAGAACATTAATGATTGACACAGATCCTCAATTAAATCTGACAATGAACTGTGGAGTAAATATCGAAGAGTTACATGCATCACTAGGTGATTATTTACTTGAAAGAGTCAACTCTTTTGAGCCTGAAGAAATAGAAGAAAATTTGCATTTGATAAGTGCTGGAGCAAATGCTGAAAAAGATATGAGTGATTTAAAAAGTCAAGGATTATACTATTATCAATTGCTCAACGACTTTTTAGATTATGTATCAGGATACTATGATATTGTTGTCATTGATACTGCTCCGGCATTTAATGCATACACAACTTCGGCAATTTATGCATCAAGTGTTTATCCAGTGTTAATACCAGGAATAAATGAACTGGCAGGATTGAATGCAACTATTGATTTTGCTAAAGAATTAGGAAAAGAAATATCCGGAATTATTTTAATAAAAAAAGAAAAGACAGCATTGTCAGATCAAGTTCAAGAACAATTAGAAAATGAATTTGAAGGAACACTTTTAAATAAAATAATCCGAAAGAATATATCTCTCGCAGAAAGTATAATAACACATCAGTCAATCTTTGATTATGCATCATCTTCAAATGGAGCAAAGGATTATAGTAAACTTGCTGAAGAAATATTGACGAGAGAGGGGATATAATGGCAAAGAAATTTAATTTAGGTATAAATAATAGCAACAGCAAAAAAGTTCCAACAGTGGCTAAAATAGAAAGTATTTTCGATATAAATTATGAAGAGCTGGAAGTTCCTGAAGAAGACT